GGGATCAAGTCTGGAATCAAGTCAGGAATCAAGTCTGGATTCAAGTCAGGAGTCAAGTCTGGGATCAAGTCGAGAATCAAGTCAGGGATGATTTTCAATGAAGGGTCAAGTCAGGGATCAAGTCTATAATCAAGTCAGGGATCAAGTCGAGAATCAAGTCTGGATTCAAGTCAGGAATCAAGTCTGGATTCAAGTCAGGAATCAAGTCAGGGATCAAGTCAGGAATCAAGTCTGGATTCAAGTCAGGAATCAAGTCAGGAGTCAAGTCGAGGCTCAAGTCTGGGATCAAGTCTATAATCAAGTCTGGAATCAAGTCAGGGATCAAGTTGAGGAGAATAAACAATGAAAACACGAGTACTTTTAGAAGGCATTAGTCAAAGATATAATGCACCTCATTCAACTCTTGAAGAACAAATATGTTATTATGCAAGAGTCTCAAATCCATCATCTCAGATGTCTGGGCTTAATAATAAAGGATTGATTCGATACCTTATTCGACATGAACATTGGTCTCCTTTTGAACAAGTGACTATCAATTGTCAGATAGATACAACTAGAGACATTGGTAGACAAATTCTAAGACATCGTAGTTATTATTTTCAAGAATTTTCTCAAAGATATTCAGCAACTGAATCTACTGGAGATTTTAGAGAAACCAGACTACAAGATTATAATAATCGACAAAATTCCATTGAATGCAATGATGATACAAAAATTGATCTTTTTAAGAATATTCAAATTGACGTTATGGATCTTTGTTTCAAAAGTTATGATAACTTATTAAAGAATGATATAGCAAAGGAACAAGCGCGAGCTATTTTGCCTGAAGGGCTTACCTGGTCTCGAATGTATGCACATAGCACAGTAAGATCATGGATTCATTATATTCAACTTCGCTCTCGACCAGAAACGCAAAAAGAACATAGAAAAATTGCTTTATTAGCGGCAAAGGCAATTGAACCAGTATTTCCTATGATTAATGAATTTGTTTATGATGAACAAAAAGAAAAAGAAAAACGATATAACGAATATCTAAAATTAAAGAAAGAGTTTGAGTAGTATAAATAAGAATACGAAATTTTATATTTCAAAACAACTTATTGAAAAGGAAAAGACATTGGTAGCTATTATTTTTGCAGTTGGATTTATTGGTATGAGTAGTTTATATGTAGTTGATCATCAAGTAGAACTTCAATCAGTAAATAATATTCAGGATTTTGTTGCTGTAGTTCGAAATGGTGAATTTATCAATGATTATGATTATCCAGGAAAAAATCTCGTGTCAGAGGAATAAATTTTTTGAACGAAAAGAAAGTAAAATTAGAAAATGATGAACATTACAAAGAATCATTTAAACATGATTCAAGAATGGTTTTATGGGAAAAATTCAAAGCAAATGGAATGTATCATAGTCGAATAGATTATGGTATAAAACCATCAAAATAGGGTTTACAATCCTCATAAAATATGATATTATATATTTTTGTTTGATTGAAAAGGATGAAATTTCTGTTCAGAATCATAAAGATTGTTTGTGTGATTTGGGCTATAATACTGATTTTAGCCGCACTTGGTTTTGTAAGTGAATGGCATATGCTTTCGAATAGTGTACAATGAAGAAGCATTAAAGAATAACGATGAAGGAGACTGAAAACTGTAAAGACGACGGTTCGATTCCGTCCAGCTCCACCATAAGCACACCGACACCCTTATTCTAGCTGAAGGGTTTGGTAGGTACTAGGCCGGTCGGTGTGCTTTTGATGGGGCTGATTAGGGTTCGATTTGCAGATAATAGGGATCTGGAGTTATCGGCAATGTGAAAGCCGTAGGGTTGGGCAATCCCGGCCGAAGAAGCAAAAACTCAGATGCGAACGATAATGTTCCTTCTCTGGATGAGGCTGCGGTAGCGGCTTAAGTCCTATGAGCTTTGCTGGTTGAGCTTGGAAACAGAATCAACCAGCACCTTCTAACTTGGCGATGAAAGTAGCTGCTTTGTATGATGATCAATTGGTGGAGGATGCTCGTGCAATACTCAAACAACCCGTATATCGATATCTAAAGGATATTGAGGAGGAGCAAGATGATTCTCACTGATACAGATGCATATCAAGCGTACCCAAACCACAGAAAATGGTTCAACCGTTTGTGGCTTAGCGAACAGCTCGGTTATGTGTGTGGGCCTCACGGAATTGCTCCTCCGTCAACAGGTTGGTATATTGTCAGACCAATTTACAATCTGTATGGAATGGGTGCTGGAGCAAAGATTAAGTACATATCTCAATATGATGATGATGCTTGTCCACCTGGTTATTTCTGGTGTGAAACCTTTGAAGGAGAACATCTTTCCATAGACTATTCTTATACTCCTCTTTTGGGGCAACATAATGCAAGACGAGTGGTGTATGGAGAAAAATTTCCTTCCAATAAATTGATGTTCAAGCGATGGATAAGAACATCTGCTGTAGAGACCGGACTTCCGAGTCTTTTTAATGAACTTTGTGCGATTCCGGTGTTTAATGTTGAGATGATTGGTGGGAAGATTATTGAGGTTCATCTCAGACCTTCAAGCGATCCTTTCTATAAGGTATCAATCCCAATATATGATCTGAGGGCAGGAGATGGTAGAAATGTTCGTTCTGCAATCGATCAGATTGAAGTGTTGATGAACCGGCACGAAGGAAGTGTATATATACCAGCACCAGACAACGCTGGTGGATGGAATAAAACTAAACGTGTCGGATTCGTTTGTTACAACTAGGAGTCGTTGATGAAAACAGTTATTAACACACACTTCACAGAAGATTCTATAAGCAATCTGTACGCCGAAGTATGGAAGACTGATCAGGGTGTTTTTGGAATTAACTATGTTAGGTACGGAGATGTTGTTAAAACTGAATCTTTCCCAGGAAAAACATAGCAATTTGTCGAGAATAAGGCAGAGTCGTGGGCAAGAGAACTTAGAGTCTTGCATGGTTGATGCCGCTATAGCTCAGTTGGTAGAGCAGTTGCCTTGTAAGCATCAGGTCGTGGGTTCGATGGGCACCTTGGAACAGAAGCCCATCATTTTTAAAAGGTATATAAACTATGAAATCTGAAAATCTTCTTTTAAAAGCTTTTTTTGAGAAATATCCACAATGTCCTAATCCAGTACATTATCCAAGATGCGCTGATTTCTTTATAAATATGTTGTTATATTACAAAACTCATATTAAAAAGGAAGAATAAATATGAAAACTTTAGTACAATCATATTTTTCAGAAGATAGTATGTTAAATTTAAGAGCAGATATTTTTGAAGAACAAAATGGATTTAATATTGAATATAGTAAATATGGTGATGTCTTTAAAAGAGAACAATATCCTAGCAAAACTCTTATTGAAGTCAAAAATATTGCTAGTGACTGGGCTAATAATTTAAAAGTGTTGAAATAGGGTTTACTTCTGTATGAATATAGTGTATAATATTTTATTATGATAAAGGATTTTAAAGTAAATGAAAAAAAATGCTAAAATGATTTTAGAAATTTGTGAAATTGCAAATAATTCTGATTCAAATTTTATCGAATCTTGTTTATATTATGCAGAAAAAAATAATATAGAAATAGAAACTCTTGGTGAAATGATTAAACGCTTTCTTCCATCTATTAAATCAAATATTCGTATTGAAGCAGAAGACCTAAATCTTTTAGAGAAAACATCTCGTCTTCCAATATGATTTATAGCACTCAAGCAGCATTTGAAACATATTTAATGTTTCTTGCACTTTCTAGACATTTTACGAGTAACTATGATTATATAAAATATAATGGAAAAGTAAAGGCAAATCCGGAATCATTTGAGAAGCGAAAAGACAAGTATTTCTTTTATAAGCTTTCTAAGAAGCAAAATCCAAAGAATTTTATCATAGCTAATCTTTTAGAAAATGAAAAAATTTGGATTGGTGAAATGCTTACTCAAAAAGGAGAACATATATATAGTGACTGGATGAAAAAAACGCAATCGCTTTCATATAGTTTTTCAAATGAAATAGAAAAATTGGATGATGATATTGATGAACAATTGAAGATATATAATGGTCAGCATCCTAAACTATTCAATCTCTTTTTATCAAGAGAAATCTCGATAGAGAGTTTGATAATTCTCAATGAGCTACTTCATTTCTTTCCATATTGGAATAAGAAACTTGACGTAAAACTTATTTGGGAACCTGTACACTTTAAATGTACAAAATATAAACCGTTTTTAACATGGAATCGATTACGCATGAAGTCTATATTATTAAATCGATTTGGATAAATCGTATACAAGGAGAAAATATTTATGGTAACATCTTTTGCAGAACTTAAAAAGTTTAATCGCGATATTGATATGCTTTCAAAAGAACTTGAAAAATTTAAAACAGGCAAACAAAACTTTAGTGATGATCGTTTCTGGAAACCTACTTTAGATAAAGCCAAGAATGGTTTTGCTACTTTTCGGTTTTTACCAGCACCACCAAATGAAGATATGCCTTTTGTTCGCTATTGGGATCATGGATTCAAAGGTAAGACTGGTATGTGGTACATTGAGAAATCTTTGACCTCTATTGGACAACCAGATCCTCTTGGTGAATATAATTCAGAACTCTGGAATAGTGGTATTGAAGCAAATAAAGAGATTGCTCGAAAGCAAAAGCGCCGAGAGAAATATGTCTCAAATATCTATATGATCAATGATCCAGCAAATCCAGAAAATAATGGTAAGGTTTTTCTATATCAGTATGGTAAGAAGATTTTTGAGAAGCTTAATGAAGCAATGAACCCTCAATTTCCAGATGAAAAACCATTCAATCCATTTGATTTTTGGACTGGTGCAAATTTCAATCTTAAGATTCGAGATGTCGAAGGGTATTCTAATTACGATCGATCAGTATTTGCAGAACCAGGTTCTTTATTCGATGAAGATGATGAAAAGTACGAATCTATTTGGAATTCTCAATATTCTCTTCAAGAGTTTGTTGATCCCAAGAATTATAAGTCTTATGATGAACTCAAGACAAAATTATATAAAGTTCTTGCATTAGGCGAAGTTGTTAATGATACTGTTGAACGAGAAGAGATGGACTTTAAGCCATCTTTTAAAGAAAAATCGGCAGTAGCTGTTGAAGAGGCAAATGATCCACCTTGGTCTAATGATGATGACGAAGAGGATGGTCTATCATTCTTTCAAAAGTTAGCAAATGAAGAAGATTGATTTATAGAAGTAGTTGGGGAGGGAGCCGAGAGGGAGAACGAAAGTTCTCCCTCTTTTTTTATTGTGGTAACGGAGTTGGCATTCCGGGAACTACAGTAGATCCACCATAATAATTATTATAATAGTAATAATTATTATTAGTAACTTTTCCATCGACTGGTGAATTATTTATAATTGAAGTTGGAATTTTGTTATTATTTGATTCTGTATTTTCTTTAATCATTGCATTTTTTCTTCGCGCTTCTAAATCTGCTAATTCTTTTGATTTCTGTAAATCAATTGCGTCCATTTGCATACCTAAATCATTATCAGATTTCTTTAACTTTTCTCTATCTTTCTTTATTGATTCTTCGCTTAATCCAAGGGTTTTAGCCAATCTCTCCCCTGCCCAGCCACCTTTCTTAAGAAAATCATATACTGTCTCTTGTGCCATTAATAACATTTGATTAGGCAAACTTGTAATATAATCAACAAAAGCAATAAAATTCTTTTTTAAATCAGCTTTTGTATTAATCCACATTTCTTCAGCAGCAAACAATATTCTATTTGGAATAGAAGATACCCAATTTGATACTTTTGTGAAATCTTTTGAAAGATCATCAATTACACTGCCAAATTTCTTGTCCAGCCATTCTAAAGCAGATTTAAATGGACTCCAGATCATGTCTAGTATTCCGCCTTCGCCAACAATAGCATTCCAAACG